TGGCGATGCAAAACGCCGGCCCCCGAATTTCCTGATTCCATAGCTCGGCGATGTCCGCCATGGCGATCATGTCGACGTCGAGATAGATCGCGCGACCTTCGAAATTGCAGAACGCCGGGATCCCCCATCGAAACCCCGAGAACGGCGTCGCCCATGATTGCGTCAACCATCCCGCCTTGCGTTCGGCCGACGAATACCAGAACGATGCCGGGTCTTTGCTCAATTTCATGAACGTTATTACGAGCGGTTCGCTGGCATGCTTGCGCAACGACCATTCAAGGACCGCTTGGCTTTCCAAGTCTTCGTTGTTCGCCGGACACCCGACAAAGATCCTGATCATAGCTGCCACCTCGCGAGCGCTTCGGGGATCGTCATCTTCGGATAATTTACCAGCGCCGAAATCGGCGAGCAATTGACGACGTCAATGCCGCGCTTGCGCAAGCCGTAGGCCGCACCGTCGAACGCTTTCTTCCAACGCACGACGTTGGATTGCGCCGGGTTGTTCATCGGCGACGGATAGCGGCCGAACCAATGTTCGCCGTGCTCAAGCGTGCAATCTACGCCGACAAGCAAGATGCCGGTCGCGCCGAATTGCAGCGCAAGGTTCATTGCCTGAAAGGCCGACGTCCCGCCGGCGCCGAGATAAGTCGGCCGATCGAACAGCAATTCATCGCCGGCGGGATTGTCGATCCAAATCCGTTGCAGCCCCTTGTAATACTGGCAAGCCGTGCCGTCGTGGCATAGCCGCAAGCCGGCGAAGTCCGGCAAGCCGCGATGGTGGTCCCACCATGCCTTATCGCAGCCGTAGAGAATTTCCGCCCACGGGCAAAGCTTGAAGCTTTCGTTGATGGCGATCACATGGATCCGATCGCGCAATGTCTCGACGCCGGCCTTCTTTGCGCTCGGTCCGGCGCCGACGATGGCGACGCATTCGCCGGTCCAATCCTGCCACCAAGACGGCCCGTTAGTTAGAGCGCCGATCGGTTGGCACGTTGCTGCGTTTGCCTGTTGCAAGGTTGCTCCGATGATCAGCGGCCAAAGGTCCGCGCCGCGATCGGGTTGTTCGTGGCGGCACCGGCGCGACAAACGGGGTATCGAACGGAACATGGAACGAGCCTTGCCATACCGGCGGCCGTGCCGCCGCTCGCGACAGCGCTTGCAACCATTTCTCGATCGTGACCGTGTTGACGATCGCCGGCATCGGGAATTCGGGGAAGTCGAAAGCGCCTTGCCGATAGCGCGGGATCGGAACGGCGCGACTCAACGGTCGCTGCCATTTCTCGATCGTTATGTGCTCGAAGATTTCGGTCAGCGTCCGAACATGGAATCCGGCGGCATAGCGCGGGATCCGCGCCGCGCGCGATAGCGCGACGTGCCACGTCGAGACTGTCCCGGTGTTGAATTGCCGCGTGTCGAACGGGACGGACGTCGAGCCCAAAGCGTAGTAGGGGATCCGCGCCGCGCGCGAAAGCTCGCGCAACCACTTATCGATGGTTACCGTGTTGGCGATGACTTGTGCGGTGTCGAACGGGACGATCGACGCGCCGAGCGGCGCCGAGCGTGGGATCGGCGCCGAGCGCGAAAGCCGCTGCAACCACTTGTCGATCGTTGCGGTGTTCGGTTGGAACGTGTCGAACGGAACGACGCTATAGCCGGCCTGGTAATAGGGAATCTTGGCCGCGCGCGAGAGCGCCTGTTGCCATTTATCGATCGTCTCGGTGTTGATGTAGATTTGAACGGTATCCATCGCGAAGAACGATGAACCGGGCGGGGCAATGCGCGGGATGCGAGCCGCGCGCGAGAGCGGCTGCAACCATCTATCGATCGTTTCGGTGTTGTCTTGCAGCGTGTCGAATGGGACTTCGGCGAAGCCCCACGGATCAAGGCGTTGGAACGGGACCGCACGGCCGAGCGGTTGCAACCACTTGTCGATCGTCTGCGTATTCGGCTGGAACGTATCGAACGGGACGAACGCGTTGCCCCATGGATTGAACCGCTGGAACGGCACGGCCTTGCCGAGCGGCTGCAACCATCTATCGATCGTGATCGTGTTGTCTTCGGCAACGAACGCCGGCGCCACATAGAACCCGACGGTGTCCGGCAGGATGCGCCGCGCGCTCGACAAGGCTTGAAGCCATTTATCGATCGTCTGAGTGTTCGTCTGAAACGTATCAAGCGGAACGAACGTCGAGCCCCACGGATAGGGTCGCTGGAACGGCACCGCGCGGCCGAGCGGCTGCAACCACTTGTCGATCGTCTGCGTGTTCGGTTGGAACGTGTCGAACGGGACTTCCGTGAAGCCCCACGGGTCGAGCCGTTGAAATGGCACGGCCTTGCCGAGCGGCTGCAACCACTTGTCGATCGTCTCGGTGTTGTCCTGCAACGTGTCGAACGGCACGACGGCGAAGCCCGGCCACACCGGCGGACGCTTTGCGGCCCGCGAAAGCTCGCGAAGCCATTTATCGATCGTTTCGGTGTTGTCTTGCAGCGTATCGAATGGGACGGCAGCTTGCCCCTGATTGACCGGCGGACGCGGCGCCGCGCGCGAAAGCCATGGTGACCAATTCACGCCTGCGGCTTCGACAAATTGCGGCGTGTTGAACGGTACTCGGTGCTCGCCTTGCCGGTAGCGCGGGATCGGAACGGCCTTGCCGAGCGGTTGAAGCCATTTGTCGATCCGCTCGGTGTTCGGCTGGAACGTGTCGAGCGGAACGAACGCATGGCCCGGCCGTTGCGTGCGCGGGATCGGTGCCGCTACGCCGAGCGGGGCGTACCACGTGAATGTCGGCGCTTCCGGAACAAGCGGGTATGCGGTTGTCGGCGGCGTGAAGTTTGCCGTCCATCGCGCGAGCCCGATATCAATGTGGAATTCGTCGATCCATCCGTTGAAACTGTTTGTACCGTCAGATCCTAGAATCGGACCAACGCTCGTAAATGCGTTAGTAGTCCAATTAACCGCGCTCGAATCAAATGTCGAACCTACTTGCGTTCCATCGACAAACATCCGCACGTTTCGCGAACTATCACAAGTCAGCGCAACGTGATACCAAGTTGCCGTCGAAAGCGTTGAACCTGTTATCCGATCCGAACCATTCTGGAATAAGCGAATTTGCCCGCCCGCTGCCAAATACCATTGAAAGCTCTCCGGTAGTGTACCGTGAGCATAGAAGTTCCCTTGCGCAGCCGTCGAATTCGGGCGAATCCTCATGTCAATTGTAAACAGCACCTCCGTGCCGAAATTGAACATCGGATTGCGTGTGTAGTTATTGGCAGGAGTCGAGCCAGATCCAGGGTCTAGCCAATCGCCGGTCCCGTCCAACAAAAGGGAAGCTGTGCCAAAGACTGATTGCGCAGTGTCTAGTTGCGCATTCCCACGGGGTGAGAAGTTCTGAAACGTAGCATCGTGATCACCTTCGACTGTGAAAGTGGTTGAGCCGTCAGTGCCATCGAAGTGTGCATAATGTTGCCAAGGATCATCGTCCTTGAACGTTACCGTTTCATTCAAGGTGATGTAGCTATCGCCGTCCGCTGCCGCCGTCGGCCCATCGAAAGAAGCCGAGCAAGTGAAGCCGCTGGCCATGGTTCCGCCAGCCGCAGTAGTGAACATCCGAACTATGAGCCGATCATCTTCCGCAAACGACATACTTGTCGGCGTGAACGTCCAGTTCATCGCCGCACGTGAAGTGCCAAACTCGACGCCGTCATCCCACGGCGATCCCGTCAACTCGGTTTCGCTTCCCGCCGCTGTCCTCTTGTAGAGCCGCACGCGAGCGCCGCAATTGGCGCTCATGCTGTTTTCAGACGCCCACACATTCATTTCGACTAGACCGGAAAGCGTCCAGCCGCCAACCGGTGAACGTCCGCTAATCCATTCAATAGCCTCGTTAGCAAGACCTGACGGCATCCATTGCAGATTAGTTCCGCTTGCCGTCGTCTGAGTTATAGGGGAAGGCGCTTGAGCGGCGGCACCGCGAGTAAGACGGAGATCGCGGAAGTTTCCGATCCCGCTAGTCCCCCGATTCCGAAGATAAAGCTTCGTCGCCATCAGTAATCCCAACCATCACGGTTCCAGCGCGCTCGATACCAAACGCCGAGCCGCCGAAACCTATAGCCTTGAATGACGAACCAAGCCCGTTTCCACAACGGGCTTTCGATTGTGTCGATCCACTTTTCGACGCGCCGAACGCGCGCGGCTAGCGCGACGTAATTGATCCGATCGGGAGAGGCTGAGGATCCGGGATCGCTTCCAAGTGTGCCGCCCATATCATCGCCCCTATTTCTTTTTCCTCCGGGCTTCGCCTACGGGCTTCGTTCTCAAAATCGCGCGCCGGAAAATCCCGCAATGCAGAAAGCAATTCTTTCGCGCGGCCCAAAAAATTAACGAATTCGGCTTCGGTCATGTCGGCCGCCGAACGTCCTGAACGATCCGCTTTTCGACGTTGTCGAGCACGCCGCTGATCGTTTGATTCACCGCCGGGATGTCAACCGGGTTGCCTTCGGGGTAGCTCGCCCAAAAACCCTTTACCATGCGATCCTGCCCCATTTCGTTGAAGTCGTGAGCGATCACATGGACCGTTATTTGAATCAGCGTGTCACCGCCGCCCGCGTTGGCGGTGATGAACGTGTAGGGATGTTCGAACGCGGCGCCCCGTTGATTCGTCTTGGCCGCGATGTGCGTCAACTGTGAAGGCGTTAATTGCGTCATGTCGTTTCCCTCAATGCTCGACGGAGCGCGGCGGCCCGTTCCATGCGCTCAAGTTTCTTTTCGAACGGGTCGCATCCCTTGCCGACACATTGCTCGCATATCAACCGATCGCACATGCCGCAACGCGTGAACCGGCGCTCGAATGGTTTCACGTGGACGACTTTGTTGCAGTGATGACAAGTGAACGTGTCGGCTTCTTTGACCGGCCCGAACGGTCCGGTCAGCGTCGCGTAGCCGGTCAAGCCGCGCATGGTCATGACCAGGACTCCAACTCGCCGAGCAATTGCCCGGCATCCTTAAGCCATGGCGAATGGCGAGCGCATTGCGTGCAAGCAATGCGGATGTCATCGCGATTGCCGTCGTGAACTTCGACAAGCGCATAGTAGTTGCGCAAGCTCGCGCCGGTTTCCGTGTTGCGGTACGGCCCATGAGGATAGAGCGGCGGATCGTCGATCCGGTCGACGTAGTAGTCGCCCGGTCCCATCTTGCCGCGCGTTTGGACCGCGACGGCAGCGCCGCACGCTTTGCACGCTCCGAGCCGCATCGCCTACTCGCGGAATTTCAATTCCGCCATCGCCGTACTGGCATAGTTCGTCGACTGTGCCCGCACCGCGTAGCCGTTTTCGTCGGTCGCCGGAACAACGATTTCGCCCGGTCCGCCCGGATTGACGACCCACCGATAAGAAGCACGCTGGTTCGCCGCCAAGCCCCATCGCGAGCTAGACGCCGTGACCGTCGGCTCGGCGGTCGCGTTGGCATCGGCCGTGAGGCGGCCGGCAACGTCAGCCGAGTCGAGCGCGACCGGGATCATACCGGTGCCGCTGTAAGTACCAGCAGCGGTGACCGCCGACATGTCCCAGATGATCGCGCAATCCGTCGCGTTTGGAACGCCGTCGGCGCCGACGCTGATCTCGAAGATGTAGCCGCGCGCCAAGCCGAGCGTCGTCGTTTCCGCCGTCAGTACAAGCAACGATTTGAACGAAGTCGACAGCGCTTGCCGCGTCCCGGAAGACGCGAAAGCCGGACCATTGTTCACAGTGTAGAGCGCCATTGTAGAACCTCCTTGCTACGCGATGCCGAGATAGACCCGCCGGCGGCGTAGCAATTGCTCGGCGGACCAAGACAAAGGGTTGTTGATCGCTCCCGTGATCGACGTCTCGCGATTAGCGTAAAGCTCGCCGGTCAGCAACAGGATCGCGTTTTGGATATCGGCCGGGACGGTGCCCGTCGCCGGCGACATGGTCGTGTCGACATAGCCGGCGCGGTAGCGAATGCGAACCGCGTTGATGCCGTCGAACGTTGCCGGCCACGATCCATCGGGTAGCACCCATCCCGGTTCGCTCTCGGCGTCGACGGTGTACTCGATAGGCGCCAACGTTTGCTCAACGCCGGCGCCGTCATCGTATTTGACCGATAGAACCTCGATCAGCGGCGGCAACGGCAACATGATTTCGTTGGCCGGGAATTTGTCGATGGTCAATTCCCACGTCTGATCGATCAGCGCCCGGCCCAAGAAACCGCGATCCCCGTCGACCCAATCAACGGCCGCTTCGAGATATTTCTCGATCATCGAATCTTCGTAAGTGTGATCGACGCGAAGATGCAACTTCGCTTCGGCCAGCGACACCGGCGTAATCGCCGGCGCGGATATGCGCTGCAATGCCGCTACCATTTCCGCCCGCCCGCCCCGATTTGAGTCAGGTCAGCGCCGCGCGGCCCGGTGTCGCCTTTCTCGCCTTTCTCGCCGTCCTTCCCATTCTTGCCGGGCAATCCGGCCTTGACGATCATCTGCCAATCATCCGAGCCATGCGGCCGAGCTTTCGTCTTCGTCTTCGCGGTATAGAGCGAACCGCCATAGGTGACATGATCGGCGCGCTCGTAGGTTTCGCCGTCGGTCCAAGTCCCGCGATAGCGATCGAGGAATGTCGGCTTCGTGAATTTCAATTCATGCATCAGGATCTCGCCCCGCATGAAGCGGAATCCGTAATGACGATCGTCCTCGAATCCACGGATGTCCTCGATCGACAGTCCGTCTTTGCCGTTGGCGCCGTTCGTTCCATTGTTGCCGGGCGGACCGGGAACGCCGGGCAACCCGTCGCGTCCGTCGCGCCCGTCGTTGCCCGGCGCCCCGGCCGTTCCCGCCGCACCGGGATCGCCCTTGTCGCCCTTGTCGCCTTTCTCGCCGCGTAGCTCGACGAGCGCTTCCTCCGCACGCTCGCGCCAAGCCTTGAACGCGGCGATCTCTTGTTCCCATTGCGTAGTGACGGATCCAAGCCGCGCCAGCGCCGCCGTTTGCTCGGCCTCGAAGGCTCGCTGACGCAAGTCCGTTTCCCGGCGAAAGCCGGCGACAACTTGCGCCAGCGCCCTTTCGAGCGTCGTTGTCGATCGCTCAATGATATTGCCGGGATTCGGCAAGGATTCGCTCGGCATTTGGGCTGCTTTCATCTTCGCCGTCGCCATCGTCAGCGGCGGCCGGCGGCGGCAATTGCGCGGCCGGCGACACCGTCGGCGGCGGGCGCTCGGCGAGCACGTCAATCGGCCAATTCTGTTGTTGCGATAGCGGCGTGTCGCCGCCCGGCTTCGGCGGCAGATTGAACCGTGCGCGCGCTTCGTTGATTGAGAAGATCGAGGCGCCGACCGCTGCCGCCGTCGTTTCGATGTTCGTCTTCGTGTCCATGCGCAGCAAGTCGTTCAAATCGAATTCGGTGTTATAGGGCAACTCTTGCTTGTCGAGCCCAAGCCCGTTGTCGAGCAACGACTCGATCGCCTCGATGTGATGCTGTAAGCAATGCTCATAGTAGTATTGATTCAGCGCTTCGACATTGTCGAACGACGGCACCGGACCGATGCCGATCATGAACGGCGGGACGCCGAACACGCTGCAAACGTTTTCCGCCGTCCACTTCAATTGCTCGATCAGTTGCGATTGCTCGGCCGGTATCGCCATCGGCTCATACTTCATGCCGCCCGACAGAATTGCGACCCGTCCGGCATTCTCGCCTGAAAATTCGGTTTCCCAGTACTCCTTATACTTTTTCGCCGTCGTGTCATCGATCGTGCCCGGCGACGTCAAGATGCCGCCCGGCCGCGAGCCCTTGGCAAAGAAGGAACCGGATTGCTTTTGAATGTTCAAGCCTTGCCATACCGGCAAGGCCGCCGCCATCAGCGGCGAGACGCCGCAAAGCGGATGCCATAACCAGCACATGACGTCGTGAATGATTTCGGACGCCGGGACGCGGACCGGCAATTGCAGCCCGGACAGATTGTCGGCGGGAAGCTCATACCAGACCGAGCCGTCGGGCGCGACCAGCGCCTTGATGCGATAGGGATCGAGCACGTATAGGCGCACGACAAGCCCGCGCTGATCGCGTTCCTTGAGCACGTAGGCGTTGCCTTGCATCAACTTGCTGATCATCCATGATTCAATGAACTTGCCCCGGATCTGATAATGGTTCGGCTTCCGCAGCACCGGCGAGAATGCAGCAACGTCGACTTCGGTTTCGATGTCACCGCGCTCTTGCATGAGCCGCAAGCGCAGTTTGCCGATGTCAGTCGCGATAAGCCGAATGCACGAATAGACCGCGAAATACGACGTGAGCGTTTCCGGCCGAAGCTCGACGTTGCGTTGCCATGCGCCGGTGAAAGGTTCGCGGATGATCGGCCACCACCAATTGCCGCGATCGTAAGATGCCGGCGTCGTCGCTTGCGGCGTCGCTCGCGTGATGACAAGCGCGTTGCCGTCGATCTTGAAATCGAAGCCCAACAATTGCATCAGGTTTCCGCCCGCAAATCGCGCCGCATATAGCGCCGCTTGTCCGGTTGTGGCGCCGGCGCCGCTGGTGGCAACGGCGCCGGCGCCGGCGGTTCGGAATCAACCGCGACCATGGCGCGGTCGATGACCACCGCCTTTTGACCGCCGGGCAAATCTGGGGCGGCCAATATGCGCGCGTCTTCGTCGCCGGCGTCCCATTCGTCACCTTCGCGGCGATCGGCCCATGACGTCAAAGCGCGCAAGCGTGGCATGGCTTCTTTTCCCAAAAGATCCGGGCGGCGATGCTTGGGCCAGCGCCGCCCGGCAAGTCAGGCGAAGGCTACTCGGCGTACTTGGCATTCTGGATCCACGCGACGGCCGACGTCCGTCGGCGACTCCACGTGATCCAGCGCTCGGCGCGCAGTCCAAGCATGTTGAGCTGCCAAAGACTGAGCATGTTAGTCGACGCCGTCGGCGGCGAATCCGGCGCGCTGTCCGCTTGCAAGCTTGCTTCGCGGCTCGCGTCGACGGTTACGGTCCCGTCGTCGGCCAGCAAGATTTCCGGACCGATGGCGAAGATCAGCGGGTAGCCGTCGGCCGGCGAGCCGCCGGTTGCCGGGATGTTTTCCGACGCGATCACCGGATAGCCGAGCAACGTTCCGCCTTGCGACGGGTCGATGCTCGGATAGATCGTCTGACCGAGCGAGTTTTGCGCGATCGAGAGCGACAGGGCTTGCTGTTGCGTCATGATCCAATAGCCGCCGGCGAGCGATTGATTGACGACCAGCAATTGGTTCATCAGCGTTTTCACGTCGGCGCGGAACGCCGCCATGTTGACGCCGGTTGGCGTGATCGGCGTGATCCCGTTCGTGATCGAGCCCGGCGAAACGCCGGTGACGGCGGCGACGGACGGGTCGACGAATTGTCGATCGACGAATTGCGTGATCGATTTCGCAAGATCGGCGCGAACCATATCTTCGGCCGCCGGATTCGAGAACCTTACAAGTTCCTCCGTCAGGATCACGATCGCGGCGGCCTTCGCCCACGTCATCGTGATCGTGTCGAGCGTCATCGACGTGACCGGCTTCGGAGCACCTTCGCCGACCCAATTGCCCGACGTTCCGCCGGTCACCCGGGGAATGCGAACATTGAACGGGACACGCCGCAACGAATTGAACCGGCCGATGATCGTCAGCGGCCGCAAGAATTCCGCGAACGCATCCGTGAAGTTCTGTGCATAGACCAGCGGCCCCGCCCATGTTGAGTCGTAAGTCGTTCCCGCCGGCACCGCCGCGCGCAAGTGGTACATGATGTCATCGTCGGAAAGGATCGTGAGCAATTCCGGCGTCGACGAATGCCAATCGGTCCGCTTTTTCGCGTAGCTCAAAGCATCCGACCGGTTTCCCT